AGAGCAGCAGCATAAACTATAGGTCCATTAGCGCCTCCTCCGCCAACAACAACTGGATTCCCGCCATTTATTGTATCATATGCATATGATACAGTATGTTTATGCCCCTGCATCTTATCATTCTGATATGTTCCAAGAGTTCCTGCAAATGCAGTTCCATTAGCATTTGATAATTTAGCCGAAGTTCCTGCTCCTCTCGGAAATATTCCCCTCATGTCAGGAACATTAAAATGAGTTCCGTCTGCACTTCCGAATGTGGTTCCTATTACAGCAAATAAATCAGCATAAGTTCCTGCCCTCAATAAAGAAGAATTATCACAAAGCAACCAACCTGTCGGTGCAGATGCCCCACCGAACATTGTTATTGTTCCAACAGGTGCAACATATCCTGTTATATCTGCAATTCTTCCAGATGCGACTTCAAGAGCATAATCAGGGCTCGTTGTTCCTATTCCTGCATTTCCCGATGTATAAAGATGAGCTCCGAAAAAAGAATCTGCTTGAATATCTCCCGCCCATATGATCACCCTTGAATTAGGGCATGTCCATCCCGCCATCTTTAATTAACAAATAAGAAATATAAAAAAGTATGTTTATGGAGCAATTGTATTTTTAAGAACTACAACGCAAAGAGGATCCGTCAATTCAACAACTCCTTCTTCAACAACTCTTATCTTCAAGCTCCTGTAAGGGTCTTCAACCGTTGTGCTTCTTAGGCTTACAAGTTCCTTGTATGTCGCGCATGTTTTGGGTTTTACCAGAAGAGCAAAGGATGCAGCTACTGAATTGCTTTCGACTAATTGTATTCCAACTAATTTCCCGATTCTTCCATTTGCCGCTATATCATTTGCAAGGGAATTAAACTGGGTTCCTTTATCTGTGAGCCATTTCATAATGCTTTGTTTATCTCTTGGAGAAACAAAACACATCAAATCTGAAACATCATAATTCTGCTGGGCAATATATCTTGATGCTCCCATTAAATCATCAATTATTGCCGCGCTTGCGGCATTCCATTGATAACCATTTGCTATTGCATAACTTTGAACTCTTAAAGAACTGTCTGTCAGAACTGTCTGCGTAAGGGAATTCCAGATTGCATCATCAACTCCCTTAACTACGCCTTCAGTTAATTTTATAATTACTCTTGCTTGAATATTAATATCTCCCGCTATGATATCTTCCCATGCAATATTGTCTTCAAGACCATATTTAACAATCCTAACTGAGACTTCTTCCCATTTAACTGTTTGCTGCGGAAATGCAGCTCCTCTTGGAATTCCGCTTACAAGATTTCCAGTTTGCCCTGTTAAAATAGTTGGATCTTCCCTAAAAAACGTATTCTTCCACGCAGATGTAGAAACTATCGCGCATGCTTGCTTGAATTTATAACTTCTTTCTGCAACCTGTTTGACCATAGAATCAATTACTTCTGATCTTATTGCCCTATCTGTATGTCCTGTTTGAATATCGTATGCCATTTTACATCTTCAACCTCACCATTGCTGTTTGACCTGTTGTAGCAGTATTAAGAGCATAACCTAAGATTCCCGCTCCCACATTCAGAGCAGAACCTGCAATTATTGCTCCGGAGATGGCCTTATTATTTTCACAGCCTGCAACACTCCATCCAACTGTAATTCCCCCTGATGCTACGGCTAAGAATACTCCATCAGTCCATGCGGAAATGGATGTGACCCCTTCATTTGGATTATGATCTTCAGCTGCAATTCCTGCGAATGTTGTCGTTGCTGCTGTTGAAGCGGTTACTGTTCTTGGATCCGCTAATGCCAGCACAGTTCCTTGAGAAACAGCAGTTGCATCCGCGATAGTATATCTTCTTTGTTCACCGTCATTATTTGATCCATATAATTCAACCTTCACCCACTCGTTCCCCATTTATCATTTATTGATAACTAATATATATAACTTTCTAATTATTCTTTATGGCCAATTTATCCCTTACTTCTCCTACAAAAGGATTGAATTTATTTCCAACTTCCGTTTCAGCATCAGTAAGATGCAACCTATACCATATCCAGCCAACAAGAAAACAGCTAAAGCCGTAAGCAATAAACAAAGGAATTAATATTTTTCCATCAAGTCCTGCAATTCCAATTATAGCAAATAAATATTTGAAATAAGAAGTAACGCTATAACCTTTGTCAAAATATGCCTTCCATAAAGCAAATTTATAAAATCTCATCCTCCATTTATCCCATAAGGAAAATTCAAAAGCCAAGCAATCATTTTAATTAAAAATCTCATCATAAACCTTCCTGATAAAATCCTTGATTTCCAAATATAAAATCCTGAATTGGATCTTTCTTAATTCCAATCGGATAAACTGCAACTGCTTCTGTTCCTCCTATATATTTTTCTGTAATGTTCCATTTTTCATGCTTTTTTAATTCTTCATAAATAGGAATTTTTGATAATTTTAGCATTTTTCTTAACATCCAAGAAGGAGCATTAATTTCAGGTCTTAATTTTTCTCCTGATGTTTTATGCAAATCCATCATGGCAAGAACATGAGTTAAAGCTTCCTTATTATAAGGCAGATCCTTATTATAAGGCAATGTTTCCTCTGGAAATACATATTCCCATAACTGAAGAGGTCTTAATGCTCCCTGAACTTTAGTCCATATTTCAGGTTCATATTGATAAGTTCCATCCTCATTCTTCAAGAATTCTCCTGTCTTTGAATCTTTTTTGATTGGTTTTTGTTTGAACCAAAACATCTGGCTTTGCATAAAGATTTTCCATCTTGCCTCAACTTGTTCATTAATCCCTCTCGTAAAAAATACAAAATGCATTATCTAAACATATCAAGGATTTTCTTTGCCTCGCTGTTTGTTTTTTGTTCCGGTGTTTCTTCAGGAATATATTGTCCTGCTTGCGCTTTTCCTCCAAGCAATATTTTTGCTCTTAATTCTTCATTTTTTAATAATTCCGCCTGAATAGCATTATTTATCTCTCTAATCTTCTTCAGGGAATCTTCCGCAATATCATTATTAGATTTTCCTTCAGATAATATTTCAACCTTTGTTTTTAATTCTGCATCTTGTTTTATCTGTTCTATTTCTGTTATCATGATTAATTATTTTGTCATTTCCCTTGCTAAATTTTTTATTTCTTCCGGCATCAGATCAATATCCTTTTTTTCTTCAGAAAACTCGCTAATCCTTTTCTTGCAGAATTCCATGAGCCATTCATCTTGCTCCTTTGCAAGAATCATATTCTTATATTGCATTTCCAATTGTTTTAGTAAATCCTCATAATCTTTTTTTTCCATCATATTAATTTATTGATTTCCTTGTTTAAAAATATTTCTAAGTTCAGCTTCAATTTCCTGCGCCGTAAGCGTTTCTCCCGCATTAACCTCTTGTGACGCTTTATTTTCTTCCCCCTTAACTTGTATCTTCTTTTCCATGTCATATTCCTCTTGACATTAATCTCCTGAAATAATCAAATAATTCCGCTTTTCCTATTGTTATATTTTGCCACTTTAGATAACTTACGGCTTTTTCTGCTATAAAGTTTGCAGTGTGGAAAACGCCAACAGAATATCCTGCACCAAAGCAAATCAATCCTATAATTAGAATTATAACAATTTCTCTCCATTTCATCTCACATTAATCGGGTTTGGTATGATAATTCCAATAGCCGCAGCAATCACTCCTATAACTGCCGTCAGTAGAATTCCATCTATTCCTTTAATTAAAGCAAGGATTTCCAATATTGCGATGCAGATTATTCCAACTGCTATAAGTTGCCATTTAATCTCTTTTTTTTTCATCTTTCTTTTTTGGTTTGATTTTAATTCCATATTTCTCATCCCATTCTTTTGCTATTTCTGGATGATTAATATGCATCCACGCTCTTTGTTCCGGGGATTTGTATGGCATTATCTTCCTCCCAGTCCTGGCTTGTATATTCTTGTTTGCGCTTGGATATTTGCTATATTTACCTGTCTTAAGGTATTTGCAATAATCTGCCTGACTGAATTTATGTTTGTTATATTCTGTTCCAGTTCATATTCATAAGTGCTTATATCTCCCGAAAACAATTGTTCTGTTGTTGATGTTACTTTTGCAGCTGCTCTTTTCTGGATTAACGCATCTTCTGATATCTGAATAATATTCATGGCATTTATTGCATTTTCATCTGTTGGATTTGTCTTAAATGTTGCCATTGCCTTTGAAACCAATCCATTTGTATCTGATATTGTTGTATCTTCATTTATTTTTATTCCACCAGGGGCTCTTATTTTTATTCCTGATGCTCTTAAAATTCCTATTGCAGTTGCAACCATTCCCTTTAAATCTTCTGATATGCTTGTTTTCCATACACTTTTTGTTAAAAGTCCCTGATTTGCCTGTAATATTTTAGGAGAGACTCTTTCCTCTACAGATAAGTTTCCTAACGCTTCTGCGCTTGCTGCAATATTTTCTGTTTGCTGAAACTCCTGCTTTAATTGCCCTCTTTGAACTTCAGGGAAACCTGCAAGTCTTCTTTCTTGCATTGCTTGCTGTTCAGGAGTTAATTCTTCTCTTGGAGGATTAGCAGAACCTGCCGGAGAATATGTCTCTCCTGCTGATGCAGTTGGTTGCAATGCAGGTTGCATTATTGAAGGCAATTCCTTTTTCTTGATTCTCTGTTCCTTTGCAGTTTCCTGCAATTTCTTTTTTCCTGTGTATATTATCGGCATTTTATTCCTGCGTCATTTGAGGTTGCATCTCATTTGGTTTAATTATTCCTGTCTGAATATCCTTTGATTGATCTGACAATAATTCATTTTCCAAAGATGCTGCTTCAATTAATTTGATTTGTATTCCTAACTGATTCCATAAGTCAGCCATGAATTCCTGCTGTTCTCTTTTCCAGATTTGAGAAAAAGATAAAAACTCCACTTTTACTGTTGCTTCTGTCATGCCTAATCCTCCCCCAATTATAACTTTTGGAACTCCTACTGCTTGGTAAAAGAAATTATCCAGATATTCAATCCATGGTCTTGGATTTAA